CAGGATTTACGCTGAACCAGCTTATAGTTTGACTGTAGAAAGTCTGGAAAATAAATTGGATGATTTAGCCTATGAAGGATTTTACCCGGATATAATTATTATTGATTATGCGGATATTATGGCACCAAGCGATAAATCCGCAGATTATCGAAATCAAATTGACGGTATTTGGAAAAGATTAAGGGCGCTGGCTCAGAAAAAAAAAGCGGTTGTATTTACCGCAAGTCAAACAAACCGCGGCGCGATTTCTAAAGAAGTTGAGGCTGAGGCTGTGAGTGAAGATATTCGAAAATTGGCCCACGTAACTTCTATGGTCAGTATTTCCAAAACTAAATTTTGTAAAGAAAATGGAATAGTTATTTATTCTCAAATAGCTGTTCGCGAGGGTCAGCCGGAAACAAGAAAAGTTATAGCAACTCAGAATCTTGCTTTGGGCAGGCCGGTTGTAGAATCCCATTGGAAAGATGATGTTATTTTGAACGATGAAGAAAATGAAACTGAGAGGAAAAGAAAATGAAAATCAATGGAAAAGTTTATTGTTTTTTTGAGCAATCGGGAACTTTTAAAAATGAATTTAAAAAATTGGGTTATGCTGCAGAAGATTATGACATTCAAAATAATTTTGGTGAAACAGATCATGTTATAGATTTATTTACGGAAATTAATAAATGTTATACTGGGGGGCATTCAATTTTTGATAAGATAACTAAAGATGATTTAATTGTTGCGTTTTTTCCTTGCATTTATTTTACAGGCAGCGTTAATCCTTGTTATTTTACATTGGAAAATACAAATTATAGAAATTTATCAACGATGGAAAAATTTGAAAAAATTCTAGAAAGAGCAGATAAAAGAAATGAGTTTTATAAACTTTTATATAAATTATGTGGAATTTGTATAATGAATGGGTTGAGATTGATTATAGAAAACCCTTTTAGTTCTTTGCATTATCTTCATAATAATTTTTTGAAGAAACCTGATTTGATAGACCATAATAGACGTGATAGAGGGGATTGTTTTTGTAAGCCGACTGGATATTGGTTTTTCAATTGTAAACCAACGAATGGATATAGTTTTCAAAAACCTAATAAAATAAAAAACGTTTGGGATGCAAAAGGTGGAAAAGAAGCTGGGATATGCTCAGAAGAAAGAAGCATGATTTCACCTGATTACGCTAGGAACTTTATCTGCGATTTTATTCTTGGAAAAGAACAAGATTTGGATAATGATGCTTTGTTTTGATTGGTAAAATCTTATAATAAATATATAGTGAGGTATAATGTTATGAACATTAGCAGAAAAGTATTATTGGATAGTTTAAAAAAAGCTATGCCCGGAATTGAAAGCGGTAATGCTGTATTGCAGGGCGCTGATTCATTTATTTTCCATGAGGGAAAAATCTTTACATATAATGATTCAATCGCGGTTTCAATTCCTTTAGAGATTGACGGGTTGGTTGATGAAGGTGTTGAGGGTGCTGTTCACGCAGATGAATTCTTCAAGATTCTTTCTAAGTTCTCAGCCGATGAAATCAATTTTGTTGTTACAGATAATAAATCATGGCTTTTGAAATGTGGAAAAGCTAAAGTTGAAATGACTCTTATGGATTTTGATTTTACTAAGAGATTGGAAGGTGTAACGCCGGGTGATGATTGGCTTGTTTTACCTTCTGATTTCATCGAAGGCATTGGAACATGTAAAATGCTTTCAAATAAAACCCCAATGAGTGGAATCTTTTTTGAGGGAAAAAATGTTATTTCAACAGATGGTTTTCAGATTAATGTTTGTGAAATTCAGGAAAAATTGCCAAAGTTCTGGATTTCAGATAATTCTGCAAATGAACTTTTGAAATTCACAAATCTCAAAGAAATTCAGCAGCAGGGAAACTGGGTTCATTTTAAAGCTGAAGATGGTTCAATTTTGAGCGTAAAAACTTTGGATTCAGAAAAATTCCCTACTGAAAAATTGATGAAACTTATGGATACTTCAAAACCAAAAGACGATGATTTGAAAGCTACATTCCCAGAAGATTTGTTTACCGCAATAGATCGCGCTGACGCTTTTGCTATGGATATTTCAGACCATTCTGCAATTCGTCTGGTTTTATCTAAGGACAAAATTGAAGTTTCAGCTGAGAGAAATTCCGGTAAATACGCAGAAAAAGTTGCTTGGGGTGAGAAAATCGAAAATGATTTTGAACCAATTGAAATGTATGTAGATCCTACTATGATGTCATTTGTTTCAAAACGTTCTTTAAAATTTTATCTTTCCAAAGTTACCTCAAAAAGCGGAAAGATTATTCCACGATTGATGTTTGTTTCTGAACGAAGTAGACATTTGATGACTACTTTCACCGCTAAGAAATAAATTATTTATTAATTGTAAAAATCTAATATAATCTAGGGGTTTCAACTCCTAGATTTATTTTTATATTTGAGGTTTAAAAATGTCTTTCTTAAATGATGAAATTGATGAAATTAAAGAAAAAGTAAAATTGCCAGAAAATGCAGGAAAATTTTTTCCAAACGAAAAACAAGAAAAAATTGATTATGAAGATATAATCCCAGAAGATGAAAAAATTCAGATAAATAAAAAATTTCAGCTTGACCCGGAGAAATATCAGGATTTTAATTTTGAACTCTATCCAGATGGTTTGAATTTTTATGATTTTGAAGTTTTTAGACACGATTGGCTTGTAGTCATTATTAATCCGGTAGAGAAAAGAAAAACCATTATTGCAAATGATTCAGCGGCTTTAAGTCGTTATTACAGCGCTCATAAAGAACAAATCTGGGTTGGTTATAATTCCCGCAATTATGACGTATTCATTATGAAATCAATTTTGTTAGGATTAAACCCAAAAAAGACAAATGACGATATTATTTTAAGAGGTTTGAAGGGTTGGCAAATCTCCAGAGAATTTAAGAAAAAACAATTTTATGATTTTGATATTTATACTAAAAATGGATTAAAGACTTTGGAAGGATTTATGGGAAATGACATCAGAGAAACTGAAGTTGATTTCAATCTTCCTAGAAAATTAAACCCGGCTGAAATGAGAATGACTGTTAAATATTGTCAGCACGATGTAGAACAGACCATTGAAGTTTTCCGAAGAAAAAAGGAATTGTATGAATCTCAAGTTCAGCTTATTGAAACTTTTGATTTGCCAAAATATATGATTGGTTTAACTCAGGCTCAACTTACCGCGAATATTTTGGATTGTAAGAGTGTAGAGGATCGCGGTGATGAATTTGATTTGAAATTAGTTGATACTTTAAGAATCAAAAAATATATAAAAGCTAAAGAATGGTTTGAGAATCCCTGCAATATGGATTATAAAAAATCCTTATCAATGGAAGTTTGCGGTGTTCCTCATCAGTTTGGTTGGGGTGGCCTTCATGGTTGTCCAGAAGAGCCATTACACGCAAAAGGAAAAATCTTTCATGTGGATGTTACCAGCTATTATCCTAGTATTATGATTAAATATGATTTCTTGACTAGAAATTGTAAAGACAAAAAGAATTATAAAAAAATCTATGATATTCGTGTAGCATTGAAAAAGGCCGGAAAGAAAAAAGAACAGGCACCATACAAGATCGTATTGAATGGAACTTATGGAATTTGTAAGGACAAATTCAGTTCGGCTTATGACCCAAGGCAAGCAAACAACGTTTGTGTAAATGGTCAGCTTATGTTGCTAGATCTTCTTGAACATCTTGAGAATTATATTACTTTGATTCAGTCTAACACTGATGGTTTGATTGTTCAGGTAAAAGATGAAAGTAAAATTGAGAAATTCCGGGAAATCTGCAAAGAATGGGAAGATCGAACAGGAATGGGTTTGGGCTTTGATGAAATTGATGAAATATTTCAAAAGGATGTAAATAATTATTGCTTCAGATTTACTTCAGGAAAGTTGGAAAGAAAAGGCGCATATGTAATGGAATTGGATGATTTGAATAATGACCTTCCAATCGTCAATAAAGCAATTGTTGATTATCTTACTAAAAATGTAATGCCAGAAGAAACAATTAAAAATTGCAATAACATGAAGGATTTCCAGAAGATAGTTAAAGTTTCAAGCAATTACCGTTGCGGCTATCATAATGGACAATATTTGAATGATAAGACATTCCGTGTTTTTGCTAGTAGGAATCAGGATGATACTTCAATTATGAAATGTAAATATCCAATTGGAACTAAAATTGAAAATGGTGAAAGTTCAAGAATCTATAAGGGTGAAAAATTCGCTGATACCCCGGAACATTGTTTTATTTATAACGCCGATGTAAATGGACTTTCTGTGACGGAAAAATTAGACAAACGCTGGTATATAGATTTAGCAGAAAAACGTCTTTGCGATTTTGGCATAAATTTGAACGATGATTCTTTATTTTAATGAGGAAATAAAATGGGGATTGGTTTTAAAGTAGAAGAAATAAACGCGGATGTAAAAAATAAAAATCCGGTGAGAAATCATAATGTTGGTAAATCTGATTATTCAAAGCATAAAATTCAACCTTGGGATATTTGGATTGAATATAAATTAAATCCTTTTGATGCAGATATTGTAAAAAGAATTTTAAGAAAGAAAGCTGAGTCGGGAATGAGTGAAAAAGAAAGCCGGAAACTTGACTATCAGAAGATTATTCATATTTGCGAAGAAAGAATCAGACAGATTGATGAGGGGATAGAGTTATGAAATTTGAAAATACAGAAACTTGGGGATTGAAACATGCTCTCAGAGGAATGAGAAATCCAATGAATAGTTGGGATAAATCTGACAGTTGTTACCGGGATCTTGAAGAATCTGA